ACAAAAAGATGGTTGAAAAACAACATGCCAGATCTATATAATAAAATTTATATGTAATATATACCTGTTTTACAATAGCCGCATCATAATTATAATGTGCCGGATGCGAGCAACATCAATCTATTAGGTATTGTCATAGGTCGATTCAGCCCGATGAATCGCGGACAATACAAGATGTTCAAAAAAATTCTACCACGATGCTCCAGATTGGTAATTTTTGTTGCCGGTCTTGAAGAAAGTATGCGAGATCCATTTTCTTATAAGTTGCGCAAAAATATAATTCTAAAAAGTCTTAAAGCATATCATCATAAGATAATTGTGTTGCCCGCACTTATTAAACAAAAAAACTCAAAAGCAATTCAAACAGGCTATATCAAATCTTTGGTGAACAAAATAGATGCATTAAATTATGCCGATGCTATTTTTTTGTTTGTGGGCACGGATCGATATACAGATTTCTCTGAACAACTTGTCGGTATCCAAAAAGATAACAAAGCATTCGATAAGGTGCGTGTTGTGAATAGTGGTATATATTTCAATGAATTTGGCAAAAAGATTGATTCCACCACTATACGTGGTGCCATCATGGCAGGTGACACAGAATGTCTAAAAAAATATTTGCCACCAACAGTCACAGAAAATTCCAGACTGTTTAACAATATATATAATGCTATGAAGAGAGAAGTGGAAAATACTTATGATGTTAATCAATTTGATAAGATTGTCGATAAAACAACAAAGGAACAGTCATAATTATAAAAGAGACACATAAGGGAAATATAACATGCCAATTTCGTTTGGAAAGATAACAAAAGAAAAAAAAAGATCTCTCGAAGATCAAACTGATTATACACCTCAAAATCAACAAACACAGAATTATAGGCTTGGTTTAATTTACAAAACACTTGATACTACATGGGGCACGAACACAAGTGAAAAAATACGTGAGAAGCTTGGAAAAGCTAAAAGATGGGACTTACCAGTTGATTTGTTTAAAAATGTTCATTGTAGTTTTTTTACACAGCGCGATCCAAAAGATGCCGACAAACTAGTTTATATGTGTAAAATTACTTTCACGTTCATCCAGGTGGTTACACAACCAGAAGACGAAGCCAAGGCAATCAGGCAATACAGGACATGGATTGATAGCATAGTTTCTTTTATCAAGAAAGACGCTTCGTCAGATGTATATACTGGCACTGTAAATAAATTTACAATGCAAGATGTTACCAAAAAATATGCTGGTCAAGAAATTTTGATTCAACGAGAGCTTTCTAATCTATGTCAAGCTTCCACTTCTAACATTGGTAGCCACATGCCCATGCCAGCAGCGTTGTCACAAAAACTTATTTACAAATTGACAAAAGTATACCAACTTGGGTTGTCTGATTAACAAGATGGGACGCACATGCCACGTCATAATAGCGGAAAATCATTAATAAAATCACTTCTCAAGACTTCTCAAAAAAAGAATATCGTAGCAGATAGAAATTTTAAAGTTGATATAGAAGAGTTTCGTAAGTGCGCTCACAATGCGGAATATTTCGTCAAGAATTATTGTGCTATATTCCATCCAACAAGGGGCAAATTAAAATTTGATATGTATGATTTTCAAACGGATATTTTGAAAGGTTTTCAAAATCATAGATGTAATGTAGTTTTGAAAGGACGACAAGAGGGTATTTCTACTCTGGTAGCGGCATATATGTTCTGGATGATGCTTTTCAAACCACCATCTGTTATTGTTGTTATGGCGCACAGAGAGTCTACATCTAAAAGTATATTACACAAGATCAGGTACATGGTTCAGGAATTGGAGCGCGATCAGAAAAGAAATGTGTGCAAAAATGTATTGCCATGGCCCTGGAAAAATTTCATTAAAAAAAATGTAAAGAGCATCGTCATGCCAAATCATTCCACTTGCATTGCGGAGGCAGCGTCAGAAGATCCTGCTCGTGGTGAAGGGGCAACGTTGTTGGTTGTTGATGAAGCAGCCATCATTGATAATCTTGCGGCCAAGTGGTCCGCGTTGGCACCAATCATTACAACTGGTGGTAGTGCCATTGTTTGTTCAACCCCTCGCGGCGCTGTTGGCAAATTTTATACTCTGTGTACAGACGCAAAGCTGGATGAAGAATTTGTTAAAAAATATAATGTCAAACCAACATGTTCCGCATCAAACAATAATGGGTTCAACCTTTCTATTGCACCATATTACATTGTTCCGGGAAGAGATGAGGCTTGGTTGAATGCAGAATGTAAAAAAATGGGGTATGATGATAGACAAAGAGCCGAAGAATATTTGGCAGAGTTTTTGGCTTCTGGTGATACCTTTTTGCCTCCTGGTCGCATCAGCAAGCTTTCTGGCGATATTGTAGAGCCAAAGAAACAAGAAGGGCCGGGTGGAAACGTTTGGGTTTGGGAAGATCCTATTGATGGGTGTAACTATCTGTTGGTGGCAGACGTTGCCGAAGGCGCAAGCGCAGACTATTCAGGATGCCACATGATCAAAGTTGAAACTGGTGATGTTGTTATGGAATACAAAGGCAAAATTTCAGTACACGATTATGCTGTTATGCTGGTTGAATATGGTGATAGATATAATACCGCTGGAATAGCTGTAGAAAGAACCGGCCCCGGAATCGCTGTTTTAGAAGTATTACATCACACTATTAAGTATCCAAAAATATATTATACCCCTATTGTAGACGATATCAACAACATAAAAAGATCACAAAGAGATAAAGACAAGGCTGTGCGCACATATTTTTTCAATCCTTTAATCGATTTGTATATCAATGGTAAACCAGGATTTTTGACCAATCAATCCACACGACCGCAAATGCTAAATAAATTATCCGTTGCGCTCACAGAGGGAACTATAAAAATCAAATCACATAGATTGATGGATGAACTAAAAACTTTTATTTATGATGCAAAGAAACAAAGGTATCAAGCTGCTTCTGGGTGCAACGATGACTTGGTTATGTCGCTTGCGATTGCATCTTATGTATATGATATTGCCGTTAAGGAATTTAACTTAAACCAAGAGTATATTACAAGTATGCTTTCTGCTGCCACGCTAAGGCGCAAAGGCTTGCCAGATCACCTTGGGTCGCATAATCTATATGCAGAACAAAATATTTATTCTCAAAATACTGTAAAGACCAAAGAAAAACTAGAGCAAATGCACCAAATATATCAAAACAAGTATGTTAGATACGTTAATGGTAGAATGGTAAATTTATTGGATGAGTTTGGTTTTAATGAATAACATTTTGAATACACATACCCCAGTGGTGTTATAATATTATCATTGTGTTCTTTCTATATTTCTTGCATCATAATTATATAATAAACGAGAGGTTATAGATTCTATGGCACCAGATACAAATTCTGCCTTTGTTGGTAAAATGCGACAAATTTTTAAAATGTTCCGCCGACAAAATGTCGTAAAACATAGTTTTGATTCTGGCCTTGGAAAATTTCTTCCACAAAGAAAGATTTCTGACAAGGGCACAGCCGATCAATTTTTGTCAATGGGTATTGGCTTTGGCGGGCGCACACTGTTTCCATATCGTTCTGGTATGGCACACTCTTTTGATCGCCAAGGTAGATATGCGTTGTATATTGAACAAGACTTTGATCCATATGCAAATAATGCCTTGGATTTGATAGCGGATTTTGTTTGCGATGAAGACGAAAATGGACAGATTATGACTATCAATTGTGAAAATGAAAAAATGAAAAGCATTTTAGAAAGTTTGTTTTTTGATGTGTTGCGCATCGACAATAGATTGTGGTCAATAACAAGAGGCTTGGCTAAATTTGGTGACTACTTTTGTTTGATCAACTGGCACCCTAAATATGGTGTTATGGATCTGCTTCCTCTTCCGGTGCATGAAATTGAGAGAGAGGAGGGGTTCGATGCAAAAGACCCAATGGCCATTCGTTTCAAGTGGACCACACATCCACACAGACGTATCAACAATTTTGAAATGGTTCATTTTAGATTATTCGGTAACGATGCCTTGCTACCATACGGATCGTCAATATTAGAGTCTTCCAGGCGTTCCTTTCAACAGTATTTGATGATGCTTGATGCCATGATGATTTATCGAATGGTACGCGCTCCAGAGAGGTTGGTATTTTATATTGAAATGGGCGCAACACCACCCGATCAGGTTGAACAGGTATTGCAAGAACAAAAAAACAAGCTCAAAACAGCTACTATTGTGGATGCATCTAACAGCATTCAGGATATGCGTTACGATCCAATGATCACAACAGAGGATTATTTTTTGCCAAAGAGAGGCGACAACTCTTCGCGTATCGAACAGCTTCCAGGCGGAACGATTCAGGGCGACACAGAAGACATTGAATTGGCAGTGAATAGGTATATTTCTGGTTTAAAAGTTCCCAAACCATATTTGGATTACAACGAAGAATGGGCCAAAGCCAATATTGCCAACATGGATATTCGCTTTGGTAAAACTATTCATCGTGTTCAAAATGCTATGATTCAGGAATTACACAAAGTAGGAATTATACATTTGTTGACTGTTGGTTTTAGTGAACAAGAGGTATTTGATTGGGATATTGAAATGTCAAATCCGTCAACTATTTCCGAATTGCAAAAATTGGAAATTTGGGAAAAGAGATTGAGTATCATCACAAGTGCCAAATCCTCTGAAGTTCTTTCTACAGATTTTATTTATGATGATATATTACATCTTAGCGATCAGGATAAAGAAAAGATTTTGCGCGGAATGATTAAAGACAAGATGTGGGAACAGCTTCGGGAAAAGGCTGCTGAAAAATTTATTTCTAATTTAGAAGAAAAAAGTGGTGGTGGTGAAGAGGGACAAGAAAGCGAAGGTGGAAAGGAAGAAAGCGCAGACAAAGAAGGTGGTGGTGAGGGAGCAAAAAAGGGATTGGTCG